AATATATATCTAGACCGCAAACAGCAGATATATTTTTTGAAGATGTGTTAATGGCGTTAGTGTTTTATGGAATGCCGTTGCTTTGTGAAAACAATAAACCTAGATTATTATATTATTTAAGAAGAAGAGGTTATAGAGGTTACTCTATGAATAGACCAGATAAAACGTGGAATAAGTTATCTACTACAGAAAAGGAAATAGGTGGAATACCAAATTCGAGCGAAGATATAAAGCAAGCTCACGCTGCCGCAATTGAAATGTATATACAAAGCCACGTTGGTCATTTAGGTGATGGGAATTATGGAAACATATATTTTAACGAAACACTAAATGATTGGAGTAGATTTGATATAACAAAAAGAACAAAGTTTGACGCTACCATAAGTAGTGGTTTAGCAATAATGGCTTGTAATAGACATTTATACGCTCCAAACGCAAAAATAGAGAAACCAAAATTAAATATAAATATCGCTAAGTACCAGCAAAGCGGTAATATATCAAAAATAATTAAAAAATAAATATGGCAGAGTCTGTTATAAATAATTACTTCCCTAGTCAAGTCGTGAGCGACGCTGAAAAGCTTAGTTACGACTACGGATTAAAAGTAGCTAAAGCTATTGAGACCGAATGGTTCAATAGAGACCGTGGTTACAATAGATACGTTACTAACCAAAACAATTTCCACAATTTAAGATTATATGCTAGTGGAGAACAATCAATACAAAAATATAAAGATGAATTATCTATAAATGGTGACCTATCCTATCTAAATTTAGATTGGACACCAGTACCAATTATACCTAAGTTTGTTGATATCGTGGTAAATGGTATTGCTGAAAGGATGTATGATATAAAAGCTTACTCGCAAGATCCTTATGGCGTGGCTAAAAGAACTGAGTATATGGAATCAATTCTTGGTGATATGCAAACACAAGAAATGAACGATTTTGCTCAAGAAGCTTTTGGTGTTAATTTATACGAAAATGATCCTCAAACTTTACCAGAATCACAAGAAGAACTGGATCTTCACATGCAATTAACTTATAAGCAATCTGTAGAAATAGCAGAAGAACAAGCTATAAGCGTTTTAATGGAAGGTAATAATTATGAATTAATAAAGAAAAGGTTTTATAGAGATTTAACTGTTTTAGGTATAGGTGCTGTAAAAACAGGTTTTAATACATCAGAAGGTGTTACTATAGATTATGTTGATCCAGCTAATCTAGTATATTCTTATACGGAATCTCCTTATTTTGAAGACGTATATTACGTTGGAGAAGTAAAAACAATACCAGTTAATGAACTAGCAAAACAATTCCCTCATTTAGAGCAGAGTGACTTAGAAGACATAGTTAAAAATAAATCAGTACATTCTAACAATTACCACAATGGTGGTAGCAACGCTAGAGAAGTTGATAATAATTCAGTTCAAATACTTTATTTTAATTTCAAGAGTTACATGAACGAAGTGTATAAGATGAAAGAAACTGCTAGTGGCGCTAATAAAGCTATAGAAAAAGATGATACTTTTAACCCACCTCAAGAAAAAGAAGGTGATTATCAAAGATTACATAGATCTATAGAGTGCCTTTACGATGGCGCTATGGTTCTTGGTACAGATAAATTACTTAAATGGGAGATGGCTAAAAACATGATGCGACCTAAAAGTGATTTTACTAAAGTAAAAATGAACTATTCTATTGTAGCGCCTAGAATGTATAAAGGTAAAATTGATTCATTAGTAAGACGTATAACTGGTTTTGCAGATATGATACAGTTGACACATTTAAAACTACAACAAGTAATGTCTAGAATGGTGCCAGACGGTGTTTATTTAGACGCTGATGGTTTAGCTGAAGTTGATTTAGGAAATGGAACTAATTACAACCCACAAGAAGCTTTAAACATGTTCTTCCAAACTGGTAGTGTTATAGGTAGAAGTTTCACTAGTGAGGGCGATATGAATCCTGGTAAAATACCTATTCAAGAAATACAATCAAGTAGCGGTGGTAATAAAATGCAGGCGCTTATAGGTAACTATAACTATTATCTACAAATGATAAGAGATGTAACCGGTTTAAACGAGGCTAGAGACGCTACTACTCCTGATGCTAAAGCTTTAGTAGGTGTTCAAAAATTAGCGGCAGCTAACAGTAATACAGCTACAAGACATATACTTAACGCGGGGTTGTTTTTAACAGCAGAAGTAGCAGAGTGTTTATCTCTTAGAATATCAGATATTATAGAGTACTCACCAACAAAAGATGCTTTTATACAAGCTATTGGGGTTCATAATGCAGCAACGTTAGAAGAAATGGCGGATTTACATTTATATGATTTTGGTATATTTTTAGAATTAGCACCAGATGAAGAAGAAAAAATGATGCTTGAAAATAATATTCAAATGTCACTACAACAACAAGGTATTAATTTAGAAGACGCTATAGATGTTAGACAAATTAACAATGTAAAATTAGCTAATCAAGTTTTAAAAATACGTAGAAAGAAAAAAGCAGAGCAAGATCAAATAATCGCGCAACAAAATATACAAGCACAGGCTGAGGCAAATATGCAACAACAACAAGCGGCCGCGCAAATGGAAGTTCAAAAACAACAAGCTTTAACACAATCAGAGGCTCAACTAGAACAAATGAAAGCACAAATGGAAGCTCAAAAACTTCAACAAGAAGCTCAAATAAAAGCACAGTTAATGGAATTAGAGTTTCAATACAATATACAGTTGAAAAACATGGAGGTACAAAATAACACGCAAAAAGAAAAAGAAAAAGAAGATCGTAAGGACGAAAGAACTAGAATACAAGCTAGTCAACAATCTGAACTTATAGAACAAAGAAAAGGTAATCAACCAGCTAAACGATTTGAATCGTCTGGGAATGATGTACTAGGTGGGGATAACATTGGCGATATGTCGATGTTTGGCCCTAGATAAACAGTTTATTAATTATTATTATATTATATTATGGCAAAAAAGAAAAAAGAAGAAGTAACTGAAGAAGTTACTCAAGAAAAAGTAGAAAACAAAAAAGATGACAATATCACTAAAGTGGATCTTAGTAAAGCTAAAAAAGAACCAAAAGATAATATTGTAAAAGTAGATTTACGTAAAAAACCAGAAGAACAAACTAATGAAACCAAAGAAGAAGTTACAAACGATAATACTGACGACGGAGGAGTGGTTGAGATCGTTGAGGACACCGGGACCACACAAGAACAAGAAGAAGTACAATCGGAAGCAGAAACACAAGAAACTCCAGTTGTAGAAGAAATAACTGAAGAAGAAGTAAAAGAACAGGTTGAAGATTTAGTAGATCAAGTAGAAGAAGCCGTCGCAGAAGCCGAGGCTACTGGAAAAGAGCTCCCAGAAAATATTCAAAAATTAATGCAATTTATGGAAGACACTGGTGGTGATTTAGAAGATTACGTTAAACTAAATAAAGATTATTCTGAAATGGATAATCACACTTTACTTAAAGAATACTATAAACAAACAAAACCTCATTTAGACAGCGAAGAAATAAATTTCATGATGGAAGACTATTTTTCTTACGATGAAGAAATAGATGAAGACGTAGATATTAAAAGAAAAAAATTAGCCATGAAGGAGCAAGTTGCTCAAGCAAGGCAACACCTGGACGGTGCAAAGTCCAAATATTATGAAGATATCAAAATGGGTTCAAAGCTCACGGGTGAGCAGCAGAAAGCAATTGACTTCTTCAACAGATACAACAAGGAATCAAAAGAACAGCAAAAAACAGCAGAAAAACAACACCGTACATTTTTAAATAAAACTAATCAATTATTCAATAAAAATTTCAAAGGTTTTGAATATAATGTTGGAGATAAGAAGTTTAGATTTAACGTTAAAGATTCGAATACGGTAAAAAGCACTCAAAGCGACATTAATAATTTTGTCAAAAAGTTTTTGAATAAAAATAATGAAATGGAAGACGCTAAGGGTTATCACAAATCAATGTTTACGGCTATGAACGCTGATAAAATTGCTAGTCACTTTTATGAACAAGGTAAGGCTGACGCTTTAAAACAAAGTGTAGCTAAAGCCAAAAACATCAATATGGATCCACGTCAACAACATAGCGGTGAGATTAATACTGGTGGTATAAAAATGAGAGTGCTTGGTGAAAACTCTAATGATTTCAAATTTAAAATTAAACAAAAATAACAATTTAAAAATTAAAAATTATGGCAATTA